TCTTGCAGGCGAGACTGATCTAAAGACTCTTGGAATGGCTGCCCTTGCTGGCGCTGCTGGTCCAGTTCTCAAGTGGCTAGATTCATCAGCCGTAGATTTCGGCAGAGGCTCAAAGTAATCCACCCTTAAATTTTGGAGTAATTAAATGGCAGCAGGTACCTTAGATTTTACGATTGAACAAGGGGCAACTTTTAATCTTTTGCTTACTTGGAAAATCAACAATGTTGCGGTTAACCTAACTGGTTACACTGCTCGCCTAGCAGCACGCGTTGATGTTGAGGATACTGAAGTAATCCTTTCACTTACAACAAGCAATGGTGGAATTACTCTTGGTGGCGCACTTGGCACAATCAGCTTAGATCAAACTGCAATACAAACAACACTTTTGCCTGCAGGAACTTATGTTTATGACCTTGAATTGATCGCCTCAAATGCAACAGTTACACGCTTGGTACAAGGTGAACTAAACATTACTCCAGAGGTGACTCGATGAGTTCAATTGTTTATGTTTCATCAAGCACCACCAGTGTAATTGCTGAAATTGCCTCACCTGCCGAAGTAATCATTTCAAACCTTCAAGGACCGCAAGGTGTTCAGGGTCCAACTGGCCCAACAGGTCCAGCGGGTTCAACTGGTGCTACAGGTGCAACAGGTGCAACAGGTGTAACTGGTCCAGTCGGTGCAACTGGTGCAACAGGTGTTGTTGGCGCTACAGGTCCTACTGGTGCAACAGGTGTTGTTGGCCCAACAGGTTCAACAGGGCCACAAGGTATTCAAGGAATTCAAGGCATACAAGGCGTTGAAGGACCAACAGGTGCTACAGGTATTCAGGGCAGTGTTGGCGCAACAGGTCCTCAAGGTATTCAAGGTGTAGTAGGTGCAACGGGTGCAACAGGTCCTCAAGGTTTAACAGGTCCTACGGGTGCAACAGGTGCAAGTGGTGCTGATTCAACCGTTCCTGGTCCTACTGGTGCAATTGGTGCTACTGGCGCAACTGGTCCAATCGGGGCAACAGGTGCAAGCGGTGCAGTTGGTGCAACTGGTGATGCAGGTGCTACTGGAGCTACAGGTGCAACTGGTCCAATCGGTGCTACTGGTGCAACAGGTGCAGCCTCAACAACACCAGGACCGACTGGTGCAACAGGGCCTGCAGGTGCAGATGGTGGTTCAGCAAGCATTTTTGAATATGCAGCCGATACTTCAAGCACAACTGGCAGACCAGGTGCAGGTGATATTCGTTGGGGTAGCGCAACGCAAATAAACTCAACTCGTATCAACATTGATCACCTTGACGATAACGGCGATGATATTGATTTCTTGCTTGCATTATTAAAGCAAGATGATTTTCTTATTATTCAAGATCGCGATGTAAGCCAAAACTTTCAAAAGTTTAAGATTACTGGCGCAATTACAATTCAAACAGGCTATGTTGAAGTTCCAGTAATTCTTGATTCATCAGGTGGAACTGGTACAACTAACTTTACAAACTTTCAGCTTTTAGTTCTTGTGACAGTTTCAACTGGTTTAACAGGTGCAACTGGTGCTACAGGCCCGCAGGGAGCAACAGGTGCAACTGGACCTGCTGGTGCAACTGGTGATACAGGTGCTACTGGCGCAATCGGTGCCACTGGACCAGTCGGTGCAACAGGAACTGCAGGTGCAGTTGGTGCAACTGGCGCAGTAGGTCCGACAGGGCCAATTGGCGCGACAGGGCCACAAGGTGTTCAAGGCGATGTAGGTGCCACTGGCGCGGTCGGTGCAAGTGGTGCAGTTGGTGCAACAGGTGCAGTTGGTGCAAGTGGTGCTAACGGCGCAGATGGTGCAACAGGTGCAACTGGACCTGCAGGTGCTACGGGTGCTACTGGACCGCAAGGAATTCAAGGCATCCAGGGTGATGTTGGAGTAACTGGACCAATTGGTGCAACTGGACCTGTTGGTGCAACTGGACCACAGGGAGTAACTGGAGATGTTGGACCTACTGGCCCTATTGGTGCCACTGGCGATGTTGGGGCTACTGGCCCTGTTGGAGCAACTGGACCGATAGGTGCAACTGGACCTGCAGGTGCAACTGGTGCTACTGGTGCAAGCGGTTCTGCAGGTATTGATGGCGCAACTGGACCAACAGGTGCAACAGGCCCCGCAGGTGCCACAGGCGCAACAGGTCCTGCAGGAACAAACGGTGCAACGGGTGCAACTGGACCGACTGGTGCCACTGGCGCTGCAGGTGCCAGTGCCGCGATCACTTACTACTACATTGCAACGGCTGGCCAAACTACATTTAGCGGTGCAGATGCCAATACACTCACGCTTTCTTACACAGTAGGTGCCGAGCAGGTATATCTCAATGGTGTACTTCTTGTTCGAACTACCGATTACACCGCAACAAACGGAACTTCAGTTGTGCTGGGCATTGCTGCTACTGCAAGTGATGTGTTAAATGTTGTGGCCTACGGTGCTTTCAATGTGGCCAATACCTACACAATTGCCCAAGTTGATGCACTACTGCAAAGTTCTACCACCGCTGACATAATGGACATCTACTAAAGAAAGTTGTAACTAATGGCAACTACTTCAAAGGCACTCTTTCGCGGAGCTGCAACTACGACTACAACAACGACACTTTACACAGTGCCATCTGCAACAACAACGGTTGTAACCGAAATTATGGTTGTCAACACTGCAGGTAGCGCTGGCACATTTACAATGGCGCTAGATGATGTTTCTATTGCAACAACAGTAACTGTTGGTGCTTATGACTCAACTGTTATTCCATTGAAACAAGTATTAGCAACAACTAAGACAATCAAGGGTGGTGCATCTGCTACCACGATCAACTTTCATATTTCGGGCGTGGAAATCGCATAATGGCTTACATTGCAAAAATGACTAACGCTGGTGGCGTATCTACGCTGACTCGTTATGTAGATATGTTGGCTGGTAATGCTGCTTTTTTCATACCAATAAGCGTTGAATACTTAGTTGTTGCTGGTGGCGGTGGTGGTTGTGCTTCTCAGCAACGCGGTGGTGGCGGTGGTGCTGGTGGTTTTAGAACAACTACTAGCACACTTGCAGCCACAGTTAACTACACAGTAACTGTAGGTGCTGGTGGTGCAGTTGCCACAAACGGCAGCAATTCAGTTTTTAATCTAATCACAAGTGCTGGTGGCGGTAAGGGTGGAAACTCAACTCAAGCTGGCGGTGCAGGTGGTTCAGGTGGTGGTGGTGGAAATAACTCACCTGGGGTGTTAAGTGCAGGCGGTGCAGGTAATACGCCTTCAACATCTCCATCACAAGGCAACAATGGTGGAACAAACTCAAGTGCTTTTGATGGTGCTGGTGGTGGCGGTGGTGCATCTGCCGTAGGTGGAAATTATAATTCTGGTACTGGTACTGGCGGTGCTGGTGGCGCAGGAACTGCATCAAGTATTAGCGGAACATCTGTAACTTATGCAGGCGGTGGTGGTGGTTCTTCAAATAGCATTGGTGGTACTGGCGGTGCTGGCGGCGGTGGAAATGGTAGTAATCAAAACGGAAACCCTACTGCTGGAACTGCTAATCGTGGCGGTGGTGGTGGTGGTGTTTGGGATGCAAATACAACTGTTGGTAGTGGCGGTTCAGGAATTGTTATTCTTAAATACCCTGACACTTTTACAATAACCATTGGCGGCGGATTAACAGGAACAACTGCTAGTCCTTCAGGCGGTTTCAAAGTAACAACAATCACGGCTGGTACAGGAAATGTGAGTTGGTCATAATGGCACATTATGCTTTCTTGGATGAAAACAACATTGTTACTGAAGTGATTGTTGGCATTGATGAAACTGAACTAATTGAAGGTTTAGAGCCTGAAGTTTGGTATGGCAATTTGCGCAATCAAGTATGTAAGCGCACTTCTTACAATGGAAATATGCGAAAGAATTACGCTGGCATTGGTTATACCTATGATGTAGCTCGCGATGCTTTTATTGCACCACAACCCATTGAAGGTAATTGGGTATTCAATGAAGAAACTTGCAGATGGGATGAGGTAGGCCAATGACTAGATCAAGAGATGTAGCCGATACCCAAGACAACCTGGGCGGGGCGGTGGCACCGTATGTTGCGGGTAAGAACGCGGTCATCAACGGCGGCTTTGACATTTGGCAGCGCGGTACTTCAGTAACTGGTGCTGGTGGTGGTGCATATACAACAGATCGTTGGTTCTTAAATGCTGGTGGACAAGTAACTGTAAGCCGACAGGCAACAGGTGATACAACAAATTTACCTAATATTCAATATTGCGCTCGCGTGCAAAGAAATAATGCAAGCACTGATACAACAGTTATTCCTTTTATGCAATCTTTTGAATCAGCAAATTCAATTCCTTTTGCTGGCAAAACTGTAACTGTTTCTTTTTATGCTCGAAAAGGTGCAAATTATTCACAAGCTAGCAGTCAATTAATATTTTACTTAATCAGTGGAACTGGAACAGATCAACGCTATCCATCAGGATATACAGGCGGTGCTTTCCCAATTTCAAATCAAACACCTACATTAACTACAACTTGGCAACGCTTTTCATATACTGCAACTCTTTCATCTAACATAACTGAATTAACAACATATTTTGATTATGGCCCAACAGGTACTGCAGGCGCTGCTGATTACTTTGAAATTACAGGCGTGCAACTCGAACTTGGGGCGCAAAGCACCCCGTTTGCCCGCGCTGGCGGCTCAATCGGCGGGGAGTTGGCATTGTGTCAGCGGTACTATCAACGCTACAATGATAGTGGTTCATCTGTTACTGGATACTGCAACGGACAAGCACAAACCACCACGACCGCTTATTTTATGTTTCCTTTGCTTGTGCCAATGCGAATCAAGCCAGCAACTTTAGACATAAATCTAATTCGAGCAACAGATTATAATACTGGTTTTACTCCTTCAGGTTCTATTACTATTTATTCTGGTGGTAGTTCTTCAGAAAGAGTGCAACTCTCAGCAAGTACTTTTTCAGGTTTGACTGCTAATCGCATTTATGCTTTAGAGTCAGCAGGTTCAACAGCAGCATATATTGGCATTGGAGCAGAATTATGACAGTCACTTACGAAACTTTTGAGCATAGGTCAGTTATTGAAGAAGTAGCCATAATTCACAATGAAGATGGTTCTTATACTTCAATGCTGAAATCAGAATACGACCGCCGAGAAGCGGAACAATCCACACTAAACCTTTCATAAAATCAGATTCGGGGGAATCAATGCGTTTTCATATCGTGGCACTGCCACATACACAGGTAACAAAAGAGTTCGCAGGATGCGCCTTTACTGAAAAGGTCAGGCGCTTTTGTATAATGATGAATGACTTAGGCCACGAAGTATTCCTTTATGCTGGCGATGAGATTGAGGCACCTGTTACTGAACTCATTACTTGCGTTTCAAAGAAGCAACAAGAGGCAGCCCTTCACGGTGTAGCTCACTACACCCAGTTCCCGTTTAACGGGTGGCTTTGGGATTCCTTCAATGCAAAGGCAATTGCTGAAATTGCAGATCGCATTGAAAAAGAAGATTTCATTTGCTTGATCGGTGGCAGCGCACAAAAGCCAATTGCCGATGCCTTCCCTGCCCATATGTCGGTGGAGTTTGGCGTTGGCTACGGCGGCGTGTTTGCCAAATACCGTGTGTTTGAGTCTTATGCCTGGATGCACTCAATTTATGCAGGGTGGAAAAACCCAACAACGGCAGATGGCCAGTTTTATGATGCGGTTATTCCAGGGTATTTAGAACCTGAAATGTTCCCGCTTGGCGATGGGCAAGGTGACTACTACCTGTTCATTGGTCGCTTGATTGACCGAAAAGGCTACCGAATCGCCCAAGAAGTGTGTGAGCGACTAGGCAAACGGCTCATTTTGGCAGGGCCAGGTGAGCAAAGCGGGTATGGCGAGTTTGTTGGGTCGGTTGGCCCCGAAGAACGCGCAAAGCTAATGGGCGGTGCCATTGCCACCTTTGCACCAACTCTTTATGTAGAACCCTTTGGCAATGTTGTCATCGAATCGCAGGCTTGCGGAACCCCAACAATCACAACTGATTGGGGCGCGTTCACAGAGAACAACCCTGATGGGATTTCAGGCTTTAGGTGCCGTACTTTGGCTGAATTTATGCAGGCAGCCGAAGGGGTCAAATACCTAGATCGCGCCAAAATCCGCAATCGTGCAGTTTCCTTGTATAACCTTGATACTATCGGCCTTCAATACGAGGCTTACTTTCAGCGATTATTGACCCTTTGGGGCGATGGCTGGTATGAAATGGGGGATGCAAATGGATAGAGGCGAAGTTTTAGATGAAGCCAAACGCCTTACTTATGGTGATCGCAATGTTTCCTACGATGAACCACGCATTAACCATAAGCGCATTGGCGTTTTATTAGGCATTGTTTTAGAACGATATGTTGAAACGGCACAACCAGGGGATGCAGTTCCGCCCGAAGTTGCAGCTTTATGTATGGCTGCAATGAAACTTGCACGACTATCTGCAATGCCAACGCACTTAGATTCAGCGATTGATTTAGCGGCTTATGCTGCAATTTGTGCTGAATTAGCAACACATATAGATTAAGACTTAGGCGCGAAATCGCCCCCATAACGAAACCGCCACCTGCAGCCGTTCCTGCAAGTGGCGGTTTCGTGCTTTTAATCTAATCTTTCAGGTATTCCTTTAAGTAAAAAATAACAATCTTGGTAACAGTAAAACCATTGGCATTTGCTTTCTTTTTTACCGCCCGCCAAAGTTCTTCATCAATTCGAATTGATCGCAATGGAGTCATAGAACCACGCACTCATTCATTGAACCCCAACACCAGCCAAGAAACTCAGCGCTGGGTGCATCAATGCCAACCCACCAAAGGTTGCTGGCAACTTGCCAAACCAAGATGATGCCAATTGCAATTGCAACTGCTCGTACTTGCTTGCCACGCTTTGTAATCATCTTAACGCTCCAATTCTTCAATGTGGGCAATGGTCAGGGCAGAGTTCACAATTGCCCTGCGAAGTGATTGCTTCATCTCGTCAAAATCGCCTGATTCGCTTGCTTCGTTCAGATCACGGCTGATTTGATACATAGTATCTGCAATATCAATTACCAAAGATTTCATAGCACCCATTTTAGTTATTCTCCAAATTCGCTAGGTATGCCTCAAAGCAAGGCAGACATAAATTGACCTTCATAACTGATTCAAATGTTTCTTTGCAGGCATTGCACTTGCAGGTGTAGTTAGTTGAAAACATTTATGCACCTGCCTTTAACTTGTTGTATGGATGATCGGGTGAATTCCACGGAACGCAGGTTTCACAAACTAAGTTTTCGCCACCTAAAAGATTTGTGTAATACGCGCACCAAGTTCCAAGTGGTGTTTTGTGTTTGATTGCTTTTGGTTTTGCTTGAAAAGCTGATCGCAAATACATACCTGCGTGATTGTCACAAGTAACTGTTCCATCATCATTGACCCATAAACGATTGTTCATCATTTGCCCATTTCTTCTAATAATGCTGAAAGCATCTCAAGGTGGTATTGCTCTTGCTCGCGTTCGTTGCAAGAGTTTGCTTCTTTTGCTTGTTCTAAATGGTAATCAGCAACATCTTTGATTTTCATACTAAGCACATCCCTAAAACATGAAATTCGCTAATTGATTTGATTGCATCTTTCTTTGTTGGTGCATCTTCAACAATGAAAGAATCAAACCAATTTGGAATCCATTCATTATTAACAAATTGGCAATCATCTTTTTTGTAAACATCCCAACCTTCGTTGTGTTTCCAATACACTAGATCGCAACATTTCTTTGGCATTATGCACCAACATTTCTGTCACAGGCTGGACACAATAGAAATGGTGTTTGATGCCATCCCCAACGATGTCCATTCAACATTGACTTGTAAAATGAATCTTCAATCTCATTTGGAATTCCTGCATCAAATAGTTCTAGTGCTTGTTCTCTTGTAGTCATTATGCACCTACCCATTCTGTAATAACTTCAGAATGATTTAAGTCATAATGCTTTGTAACTGAATTATCTTTTTTAGATTTAATCTTTATGTGTTCTCCACATTCAGTACAAATCTTGCCCATAAAATCGCAACAATTTGAATCATCGCAAAAAGATGCGTATGGATACATTTTTACAGATGGCTTTGACATTTTTTGAACTCCGTTCCATTGGGAGCCGTTCCCCCAATGAGATAAAGGTAGCACCTGTATATACAAATGGGCAACATTTGACCCTAAATTGCTAAAAATGTTGATAACGATTTGATAACAGGATTTGGGCGTGTTAGGCTCAAATCTAGGCGTGGGAACTCAAAGAAATTGGGGAATTGCTAGGGTTCCCACGCCTTTCCATGCCTTGCCCTACACTTGAGGGTATGACCACGCTAATAGCCTTTCAGGGGCCTGATTTTGCCATTCTAGGGGCAGACTCTCAGGTGACAGATGGGGATAAGCGCATCATCTCGCCCAGCACGCCCAAGATCGTAAAGCTAAAGAAGTACCTTTTGGCAGTAAGCGGTGATTGCAGGCCAGGGGATATTCTCACCTACAACTGGACACCGCCCGCCTTTGATGGCACTAATCCTGTTACTTTTATGGGTCGAAAGATCATCCCAAGCATCATTGCGGCATTTAAGTTGCAGGGATTTGATTACACCAAAGAAGGAATCAGTTACTCATATCTGTTGGCATTTGCTGGCAATGTCTTTGAAATTGGCGATGACTTGAGCGTTACCCAATCTGAAGATGGACTGTATGGGGTCGGCTCAGGCAGTGCCTACGCGCTTGGCGCATTGGCGGGGCTGGTGCCGAATGTCGGCAAGGCTGAAATCCTCAAGGCACTTGCCATTGCCGCCAAATATGACATCAACACGGCTAAACCTTTTCAGATTGAGGTTCAGCGAGTCTAGCGGGTTGCCCTGTTCAAGTGTGTGTAGTATGTGCATACCTACTTTGAACGGAAAGGAAAACTATGTTTTGGTTAGGCTTAGCGTGTGGATTCATAGGCATCATTTGCCTGTATCTGATCATCATTGCATCTTTTGAAATCGGTGAAGGACGATGAACGCAGAGCAATTTAAGCAACCACGCGACCCACTATTTTCAATTCACAATCATTCAGACGGCAGTATTGCCCTTTACCTTGAAGAACAAGATGCAGTAAAGGATTTAGTGCAAGATGTTGTTGGCGCTTACGAATTAGATGATTTGGATTTGTTGCGCCATTCTGCAGATCGCAGTGTGAAGTCTGAAAACTACTTTGAACACCTAGATAATGCCCGCGATAACTTGGGTGAGAACGCGCCATTGCTTTGCAATATGACAGAGCAAGAAGCACTTATTTTGGCTGAAGATTTGATTCGAGCAGTTAAGTTTGCCCGCATTAGTCGTGAGGCTGGCACCAGTTACCCATCATTGAAGGCGGTTAAGTAACTCAATGGCTAATCCAAACGGGCGCAAAGGCGCACAATTTGAAACCGATGTTATGCGTTGGCTTCGTAGTGCTGGTGCTTTGTGTGAGCGTTTGGTAAAGGCAGGTAAGAACGATGAAGGCGATTTAGTCGCAATCATTGGTGGCAAGCAATACATTCTTGAACTCAAGAATCGTAAAACAATAAGTTTGCCTGAATTTTGGCGTGAAGCTGAAGTTGAGGCAGAAAACTATGCAAAGGCACGCGGTTTAGCCGAAGTTCCATTGCATTACATCATTCTCAAGCGCCGAAACGCTGGGATTGAAAAAGCCTGGGTAATCCAGGACCTTCAACAATGGCTGGATGAAAAACATTGAGAACTTTTGATTTCTTTGTTGATCTACCCCGATTTGATGAAGCAAAGTGTGCAGATGTTGAGGATAAAGACTTCTTTTTCCCCATCAACCGCATACAAGAGGCAGAAAGACTGCACCAACTTAAAGCAATATGCGCAAGTTGTATTCACGAAAAGGAGTGTTTGGAGTACGCACTAGAAAAGCAAATTCCATACGGCACTTGGGGTGGCAAATCGCCAACCGAAAGAGATGCCGTTGTTGCAAAGGATGATTACGCCTTCAAAGGGATGGCGTTAATGATTATTCAATTGCATAAAAAAGGAATTCTTGCCAACGAAATTGCGGTTCAACTTCACACCTCACCTGGCTATGTCAGGCGAGTGTTGAAGAAGTTGGCTGCAACTGAACAAGGAGCAGATTCATTACACCAACAGACAAAAGACTCATCAAAAGGCTGGCACTGATCGTGGTGGTTAGCGTTAGCACTTCGTTGATGGTTCAAACAATCGCAGCACCACCTGCAGTACCTCAATTGGTTATCTACAAAGATCGGCCACATTTGATGCAGGTAAATGCAAAAGAAGTAGCCCGCGAGCTACTCACAACCGAACAGTTCAAGTGCTTCTCATTCATAATGGGAAAAGAAAGCGCTTGGCAAGATAAGGACAACCCGACCAGCACCGCATCAGGTGTGGGGCAGTTATTGGATGGTACTTATCGCAATCTTGGAATGAAGCGCAGTAAATCAACTGTTGCCCAAACGATTGCAGCATTGGCCTACATAGGCCGCAAATATGGCTCAGGTGGCCCGTGTGCCGCTAAAGCCTTTTGGTTAAAAAACTCATACTATTGATGGGGGTCAATATGAGCGTTGAATCAGGAACAGGCGTGGTGGATTTTGATGCCAACACTGCCGCTTGGCTGGAGCAGTATAAATCTGCCCAAGCCAAGATCAAGGAACTGCAAGAAGTTGCAGATGTTGCTCGCGCACACATTGAGCAAGCATTAGGCGATAATCAAGTGGGTATGTTCTTAAACCGCCCAGTTGTTCGCTACTCATTTGTTGAATCAAGGCGCTTTGACACCAAACGCGCCCGTGAAATCCTACCTGCACAAGTTATAGAGGCTCTTGAGATAGTATCTACATCCCGCAGATTCTCTCTTGTGAACGAGGACAACTAACAAATGAATTTCACGCCTTTACACAATCCAGCACAACAGTTGGCCGTTGAACTCGGCGGCATAATTAGCGAAGCAAGTAAGTGGTCACCACGAAGCCAACAGGTTTATATCGGACCAAGTGAAGTTGGCCAAGAGTGTGTTCGCAGGCTTGCCTACAAGTTGCTGGATTGGGATAAGGCAAATGAATCGGGTGGCGGTTCCTGGGCTGCCAATGTCGGCACCGCCATCCATTCATTTCTTGAAGGTATTTTTAGCACAATGCCTGATCGTTATGAGGTTGAGCAGAAAGTAAAGATTCGAGCAAACCTTTCAGGCACTATTGACCTTTACGACATTGAAAAAGGTTATGTATTGGACTGGAAAACAACTTCACCTGCAGGTGTTAAAGCCAAGCGCAGTGAAGGTGCTACCAGTCAACAAATTACTCAGGTTCAGCTTTACGGTTACGGAAAAGCCCAGCAAGGTGTGCAAGTAAATAAGGTTGGACTTGTTTTCTTGCCAACAGGCGGTTCCATTGAAGATATGCACATTGAATTGTTTGATTACGATGAGCAGGCAGCAATTGCCGCCCTTGCTCGCCTTGATTCAGTCTATTCATTGCTATCTACCATTGATGT